TGTAGTATAGTGAGAATATTTAAGTAAATAGTAGTGTAAGAGAGTATAGTAGGAGTGGGTGGGTTATAAAAGTGTGATATAATATATTAGGGGGTATAGAGATATATAGGGTATACTATATATATTTAGTTTAGTTAGACTTATCCTTAACATAGCTTAGCATATACATAGAGTAGTTCTCCCCCCTCTTTAAGGAGACATTTAACTCTCTTAGGCCCCCCTGACTTTAAACGTCCCCTTAAAGTAACTTATTCATGAGGACATAAAAATGAATAGTAAAAAAGAATTACTGTCCCTTTTACAGGAAAAACAAAAGCGCACTAAGCTTGTAGCCTATGAAAAGGACTTCACACTGTTTGCTAAAGATAATATAAAAATTATTACAAAGGATGCTAGAGCTGGGTTTGTTGATTTCGACTTTAATAGTTGTCAAAAAATCATAACAGAAGCCCTGGATAAGCAGCTTGCTGAGACTGGTAAAGTCAGAGCTATTATTCTTAAAGCTCGGCAACAAGGCATAAGTACATATTGCGCAGGTCGGGTATTCTGGAAAACATACTTTACTCCTCATGCTAGATCTGTTGTGATGGCACATGATAGTGCAACGTCAGATGCCTTGTTTAATATGAGTAGGAATATCATTAAAAATATGAATCCTAAATATAGACCTAACGAGGTAAAATCAAATGCAAAAGAAATTGTTATATCTGCTCCACACTTTAAGAGAGATAGTTCTAATGAGAGGCCTGTATCTTCCTATAGGTTGTATACGGCGGGTTCTCCGGAAGCTGGTCGTGGGACTACTCCGACGATCGCGCATTTATCGGAAGTAGCCTTTTGGACACATGATGAAAAGATATTAGCAGGTTTGTTTCAGGGTATATCTGAAGCACCAGGCACAGAGGTTATACTTGAGTCAACTGCTAATGGTGCAAACGGAGAATTCTATAGATTATGGAAAGGTGCAATTGATGGTGAAAATGAATACCTTCCTTTGTTCTTACCTTGGTACGCTACACCAGAATATCATAGGAAAGCTCCAGAAGGTTTTGAACGCTCCTCGGAAGAGGAACTACTAGTAGAGGATTATGGTTTAAACAATGATCAACTCTATTGGCGTCGGTTGAAGATTGCTGAAGGTGGGGAACTTAAGTTCCGCCAGGAATACCCAGCATCTCCTGATGAAGCATTTATTACTGCAGGATCATCAGTGTTTGATCCAGAGAAAGTTGCAAGACTAGTACCTATAGAACCTGAAAAGAAATACTTATTTGACTTTGAAGCTACGGCATGGGAGCACTCCAATGAAGGAAATCTACATATATGGGATTACCCCAATTGGGATAGTAATTATATTGTTGCTGCTGATGTAGCTTTAGGGGTCGGCCAAGATTATTCAACAGCAGTAGTCTTAGATACGGAAAGAAGAGTTATAGGTTTATATAGAAATAACTATATTGATCCTAGCAAGTTTGGAGATCTTTTGTTTTATCTAGGGCGTTACTTTAATAATGCATTACTAACTGTTGAAAGTAATTCAATGGGGGTAGCTACATTATCTAGGCTAGCGCAGATGAATTATATAAATTTATATAAGCAAACTAAAATATCTTCTATATCTAAAGAAGAAGGATTGATACCAGGGTTTAGAACAACACAGGTAACTAAGCCTCATATTATAGGTAACCTAAAGAATGCTATAGAGAATGATGATATATGGATTGCATCTAAAGTAATGATTCAAGAATTAAAAGATTATATATCTACACCTACAGGTAAAACTGAGGCAGCATCAGGATGTCATGATGATACAGTAATGGCAACAGCTATTGCTTTAGAAACATTAAGAACACATTACGATAAGCTTACAATGAATAAAGTCCCCTGGTCTCAACGTTCGGAAACATTCGTACAAGATGATACCAGTTGGCTATAGATTCCCTTGTCCTCACTACTCCGGCGGAAGTAGGGGATAAATCCGCCATTATATAAAGGATATTAGTATATGCAAAAAGATTCTAATAATAAAGAAACGGAAAACGAAAATGAAAATCAGGAGTATTTATTATGGAAGAAAACCTATGGTTATGAGTGGTATGGTGACGCCGTGCGTGGGAGTGTGCCAACTAAACCTGAATAAGGTTTGTGTTGGTTGTGGTAGATCTATAGAAGAAATACGAGAAGCATATGAAAAAATCATTACAAAAAAATAGTATATATAATGACTATGATGCTGATGGGGATGGTATTGTTACCGATGCAGAATTAGAACAAGCTAAGATGATTAAAGAAACTGAAGTAGCTTTACGTAAACAACTTGCCCAACTTAGGATGGCAAAGTGCACATTAATAGGTATGGGCTTATTTACAGTTGTTATGTTTTTTGTTGATATAGATAGGGTAAACGCTTTATCTGATATAAGTAACTTATTTTATATAAGTGGCGCAGGAATCGTAGGAGCTTACATGGGTACTACTGCATGGATGAATAAAAAATAGGAGGACATTATGTCTATAGAAAAATCAGGTGAAAGATTTTCTGGTTATAATAAAGCAAAACGTACACCAAGCCATAAAACTAAATCTCATGCTGTACTAGCAAAAGAAGGCGATCAAATTAAATTAATTAGATTTGGGCAGCAAGGCGTAAGCGGAGCAGGATCTAATCCTACAAGCGCTAAAGATAAAGCTAGAAAGAAATCTTATTATGCTAGGCACAACGCTCAAGGTAAACCTACAACAAAGTTGTCGGCAAAATATTGGTCTCACAAAGTTAAATGGTAATAGATAAGAGTTTAACATGAACATAAATACATTAAGGGAAGAATTAAAAATTGACGAAGGCTACAAAGAATACATTTATCTCGATCATCTGCAGCTACGCACTTTTGGCGTGGGTCACTTGGTTATTAGTTCCGATCCAGAGTTTGAATATGGTATAGGCTACCCAGTGTCTAAAGAAAGATGCGAACAAGCCTTTGAAGAAGACATAGAAATAGTGATAGGTGATTGTAAAAATCTATATGTATTTTTTAATGACTTACCAGAGGAAGCACAATTGATTGTAGCTAACATGATGTTTAATATGGGTCGACCTAGAATGAGTGGCTTTATTATGTTTAAATCAGCTATTGCTGAAAACAATTGGAAGAAGGCTGCAATTGAAATGGAAGACTCAAGATGGTATAAGCAAGTAACAAATAGAGCAAATAGACTTATTGAAAGAATGAAGAACATTGATTGAACCCAGGAGCGGATCATGCCAAGATATGTAGAAATACCTAAAGAAATGAAACCAGTTAAGAAGCCTCAAAAAGAATTACCAAAGGCTGGTCAGTATACTGCAGAGCAATTAGAAAAAGCTGCAAAGATATACTCACCAATAGGAGGTAAGTACTAATGGCTACACAAGGTTATAAAGAAGCAGTTGATGATGAATCCCTCATTAATATAATAGAGCGAGGCGTACAAAATTCTACAGGTGATTGGCTTAATAGTTCTGAATTAGCTAGAGAAAGATTAAAAGCAACCTACGAATATGCAGGTGTACCTGACTATCATCTAGCACCACAAGGTGTATCAACAATAGTAGATACCTCAACTACTGAAGTAGTAGAAGCATATACTGCTGTGCTAAGTGATTTGTTCTTAAACAATCAAAAGTTAGCACGATTTGTACCATATGATGAAACACCTGGCGCCTTTGGCGCAGCTAAAGATGCTAGTAATATAGTAAACTATTGCTTATTTAAAAAGAATAATGGCTGGGAAATCTTACAACAATGGATGAAATCTGCACTATTGTGGAAAAATGCAATATGTCGTTGGGATTATATTACTGATTTTGAATACATCTTTGAAGAATTTGAAGAGATCAGTCAGTCTAAGCTTGATGAAATACTATCAGATGATTCAATGGAGATAGTAGGTAAGCTCGAATACGAGAACAAAGTAGTTGGAGAAGCCGACGGTCTTGGTCCTGAAGTTGAACTTATATATGTTAATGTAAGGGTGCGTAAAAAGATAGATCACTCCAGAGTTAAAATAGAATTAATACCACCAGAAAATTTTCGTATATCAAGAGATGCAACCAAGTTAGAAGATGCTAGTTACATTGGTATTCAAACTGATATGACTAGATCAGAAATAAGAAAGTATTGGCCTGAAGAAACCAAAGGCATTGATTCATGGGATGACATAAACGATAATGATAGCTGGTTAGGCTCAATGAAGTATGCTGAAGATACTGCAGCAAGGAAGCAAGTAACCGGTCAAGAGTACTGGCAAGGCACAAATTCAAATGATGTGATACCTAATGAAGCTAACAGAGATGTAACCATTACTGAATCATGGATGAGAGTTGATCGTGATGGTGATGGTATTGCAGAATTAAAACGCTTTATTACTATTGGTACGCATATACTACTTGAAGAAGATATTGATTTTATTAATCTAGCTTCTATTGTTCCTATTGATATACCGCATGAATTTTATGGTTTGTCAATGGCTGACTTTGCTAGATCCTCAACTTTAGCATCTACTGCTATATTAAGAGGATTTGTAGAGAATACATATCTTACAAACTATTCACCTAAGTTAGCCGATCCAAACGTTGTAGACTTTAGTGCTTTACAAAACATGAAGCCTAAACAAATTATACCAACCAATGGTAACCCACAAGGTGCTGTAGCTGCATTACCTCCTGAGACTATTTCAACAGGTACTGTACCGTTGCTTCAACATCTACAGATGATTAAAGAACAAGCAACAGGAATGTCTAAGGCTGCTCAAGGTTTAAATGATACGCTTTATGTATCAGGTAATAGTGAAGCAAAGATGAGTGCTGTACAAAGTGCTGCTCAGAAACGTATACAACATATAGCAAGACGTTTTGCTGAGACGGGCTTTAAGACTTTGATTGCTGGTATCTACATGACTATGTATAAAAATATGAAAGGTAAGTTACCTTATAATATGCAAGGTGTATATGGTTCTGTTAATATGGAAACACTTCCATCGAAGATGGATGTGGAAATTCATTTAGATATTGGTGAAAATTCTAATTCAACATTAATTAATAAACTTGTAAAGGTTGGTCAAGAAATTTTACCAGGCTTAAACAAACAAGGCGCAGGAATAATTATTAAACCTGAAGCGCCAGCAGTGCTAGCTACTAAATTAATAGAAGCTATGAACTTAGACAGCAATGATTTCTTAGAAGATTATACAACTGATGAATTTAAACAGAAGGCTGCTGAAGCACTTAAGCAACAATCTGAAGCTGCTGCCTTACAACAAGAAGCTACTAAAGCAAAATTAATGTCAGATCTTGAACTAAGTAAAGCTAACATTGATTATACTAATGCTCAAAGTAAGAATACAATGGATGATAATTCGAAACAGCTTGCTGTATCAATTGACAGGCATTTTCAAGAGTGGGCAAATTTAACTATCAAAGCAACTAAGGAAGGTGCACAGTTACCTCCTCATCCTGATTATAGAGATATAATTGGAATGGCAAGAGAACTTTTAAACCCAACACAACCACCTCAGGAACAACCTGTGGAGGAAGAAGCATCACAGGAGATGATTTAATATGGCCCACGTAATAATAGATAGCACTGGCACAGGTGCTGCACAAGCTGGTGGTGGTGTAACAACTACCTCTGGTAATAAAAATATTGTGCTTATAAATGAAACGGATTCAGTTATAACACTAGACATACATGTTGGAGGTGCAAACCACTCTCCAGGATTAGTACATCGGATTGAAAAGAAAGGTTATCTTGATGTAGCTCATATTGGTACTCATGGAGCTGTTACAATGATTAACGTAACAACAGGACATGGTACAGCTGCTCAACTTAATGAGCGTGTATACATGTATCATAAAGTTTAATTATATGGATAAGTATCGCCAGACAGCTGAGACGAAGCTGGGCAACACTAAATCATATGGTAATCATAAAATACATCCCGAAGAATTAGCGCGAAGGGCCCACACTAAGGGTCACTTTGCGGCTAGGGAACGCGATGAATTTTTTGATGAAGTATACGGCGAAGTCTTAATTGACTTTTTTATCGAGTGGCTCAAGACTGAACCACACGAAACTAAATCTCGAGAGTTCCTCTACTCTTCGGCAATGGCACTAGGAAGTGTTAAATCGAAAATGATAAACTTTGAGATGTATGGAAAAAATATTCCACACCTACAGGAGGACGACACTAATGTCAATGAGG